GGATGACCAAGCACGAAGGAGGGCTTCGGTGACTTTGGCTGCTGCAACGATACCTGCGATTGCTGCTGCTTTCCAAAGTTCCACGTCGAGGACTGCACCACCGGCAACAGCTGCAAGAGCTGATGAGCCGAATACTGCAACGATGCGGAGGATGAGGGTTTGAAGTGTTGCCATTAGTTGTTGTCCTTATTGGTGTATGCGCCGATGAAGTGCAGAACGAGAGCTGCTGCGGTGAGCCAGATCACGATCTGTTGCAACGTGCCAGACAACGTAAGGATCGTGGTGATTGATGCTGCGATTGTCCATATCAAAGCATGGAACTCACCCCAAAACTTCATCACCGTATCCTTCGTGCTGGTGCAGGGGCTAACGTCAAGAATACAGCACCAACAGCAATCAGCGCACGACGAGTGCTAACAGGCACAGTCGAGTTCAATGGAACATAAGTATCAGCGAAACCTTGGAAGATGTTGAGTGTTGATTCGAACGATTCACGCACTTCTTGAGGTGCTTCCTGTACCGCAGCAACTACCGCTTCGGCTTCGTCAAGGCTGAGTTGGTTGGGGTTGATTTGGGTGAAGAGTTGTTCGGCTTGGCTGGTGGTGATGTTTTCTAGTACGGCTGGGGAAGTGATGAGGAGGGTGGCTTGGCTGGTGTCTAGGTCTTTGCTAAGGACTGATTCCACGATGCCTTGTATGGCCTCTGTGGAGGCTTCTGAGAGGGCTTTGATGGTGTTTAGTAGTTCTGTTTGGGTGAGTGGTTTTGGTTCGTCTGTGGGGGCTTGTAGCGTTGTGGTCACATTTGGTTGAGTTGTGGTCACAGGGGGTTGGGTTGTTGTCGTTGTTGGTGGATTTGTTGTCGTTGTTGTGGTTGTTTCTGCTGGAGGCTTTGCCGTTGTGGTGGGGGCTGGTTCTGGTTCCGTTGTGGTGGTGGTCGTTGATGGTTCGATTATCGGCTCAGTCGTAGTGGTCACCGGTGGGATGTAAACCGTTGTCGTGGTAGTTGTCCCTGTTATCGTTTGAGGAAGGGAGGTAGTAGATGTTGTACTTGTTGTGGTCGTTGTTGGTGGCAAGCTGCTCGTTGTTGTTGTTGGGGCTTGGCTTGTTGTTGTGGGCAGACTTAAAAGGGTCGTGGTACTGGAAGAAGAAGGGGATGTAGTCTGAACAACCGTTGTAGTTGTTGTTGAACTAGTTGAGGTAACCGTTGAAACTGTTTCTTGGATTGTTGTTGACGTTTGTGGTGGTGCCGTTGTGGTTGTTGGGACGGACGTTTGAGGAAGACTCGAACTCGTAGAAGTTGTAGTTGTTTCTTGAACTGTCGTAGTAGTCGGGTTGGTGACAGGGACAGTCGTTGACGGGACAGTAGAAGTAGAGGTCGTCGTTGCTGTTGTGGATGAGGTTGTAGATACCCATTCCCCCAAGCCTAATGTCAAGTTAGTTATCGTGAGCAGACCAGGTTGGCAACATGAATCAGTCGAGTACTGCTGGAACGCAAACACATCACCAGGCTCAACCTCAATCAGTAATGATCCGGTGGCATTGTTCTCATCCGTCAGCTTCGTCACAACCCCATTGAGGATGATTTGTGGCGGGTCATACCAAGACCCATCGTTCGTCTGATACGCCCAATCAAAACCCAGTTCGTCTGTTTCCTCTGGGATAATGGCCTCAAGTTTCACCCAATGCGCCTGACCAGCACACGTCCCACCATCAGCACCCGTCAACCTAAACCCCGCCTCAACCTCCTCAATCGTGCCACCCTGCTCAGCAAGACAAGACTTCGAGAACTCCCAAACACCCAAACCGTCAGCCTCAGCTGATGATGATGTGATTAAGAATCCGAGTAGCGCAGGTAAAAGAATCAGCCAGCGTGAACGCACATCAGGCTATTCAGGCAAACGGTACTAATGGCGGTATTTCGTCTGGGTTGTCTTGATACCAGCGTGACAACGCCCAAGCCTCAACCGCTGCATCGTATTCTTCTTTGTTTAGTTTTCGTGTTTCGCCGTTGACGGTTTGTGTCATCTCGGGGTTTTCGTCACGGCATTGTTTGGCGTATTCTTCTTTAGTTTTCATTAGGCTGCCTCATACACATAGTTAATACTTATAACGTCGTTTACTGCGAGCGTCATAGGAATAGAAGCGGTAGTAAAAGCAATTTCTGCATAAGTTGTGTTTGTCAAAAACAAGTTAAGTTGCACGTTTGTTGTTAAGTTGTTTTGAATTGGACCAAAAAACTGTTGACCAGAACTAGCATCAAAATAAACAACGGTTCCTAACACGCCTGCATTATTAGTGCTTCCAGTTATCGGTTTAGAAATAAGCATTTGAGTACCTGTAAAAGCCGACGTTGACCCGCATGCAATTCTTGTTGCCACATAAATTAGGTTTTGCACACGAACAAACCTTGCAATAACGCTTCCGTTGCCAAGACTAAAATTGGTATAGGTCGGCGTGTATGTACTAGATTCACCAATGCCGTTCATGTCGGCAGCGGTAAGAACCTCGCCTGCAACAAAAGGGAATGGGTTAGTCATAGTGTCTCCTAGTGTAACACTCAGGTCAGAGCGTTAGTTGAATCCAAGATGCCATACAAACTATCGTCAAGTAGGAACGCATAAACCAAATCAGCCTGACCCAACCCCAAAATTACCTCATGCCGTGAAGGGGAAATCTGATGACGAATAGACTCAACAAAAACATCTTGGCGAATCACCGAAGGCGTACCAACAGCGAACCGTTTCTCCACCGTCAAAATATCACCAATCTCCAACGAAGCTACCAACTCCTGCTGGACAGAAGACAAACCGTTCAACAACACACTCGTCTCATTAAACACCACAACCGGTGTCTGATACCTGTCCAACAAAGACACAGCCAAAGCCGAACCAGCAGCATCACTCACCAACGGCAAATTGTTTAGAGCAAAGTTCTTAATCCCATACTCAGCCTGTGAAGCCGTACCATTCGCCACACTCAACACCGATGACCCCAACACCTGAACCGAAATACGATTCAACACAGTCTCAGCCCCATACAAATTATTCAACGAACGAATCGGAATATCAGTCGCAGCAGTCCCACCCAACACCGCCACAGCCGTCCCAAACGAAGTTTCAATACGAGGATCAAACACCAGCATCCCATCACGAGACGCATAAAAACGGCCATTCTCCGAAACCTGCAAAGCCTGCAAAGCCTCAAGCACGTTCGTATTATCCTCATACGCAACCGTTCCAACCGTTGCCAATCCAGGGTTAATCTCACGCAACGCAGTTGACCAAGCCACCTCATTCCTTGACAAGATCGCATCAACCCGCTCAGACGTGAGCTGTTGGGAAGGATTGAATCCGACAAGGTTGGTTTGCGCTAACTGTGCCAAAGCATCAACAGCCAAAATCTGTGCTGATGACAAGTTCGGTTCATCGTATTCAATGTTCAAGTCATAGACGTAACCTTTGAACATCGCAGCTGTACCAGCCGAACCACCATAAACCTCGATAGCACGTCGAGGCGCAATACCCAAATCTCCCTGGTACCAAGGTGAGTCTGTGTTCAACGGGTCAAACGACCTACCAGAAGCACGGTCATCAGCGAGGATGGATAGCGTTCCAGTATTGAACGTGTCTAGCTGGTTGTTGCGTCCACGATTGATCGTGATGTTCTGAACATACTCAGTAATATCGATGAACTCTGTTGACCCATCCAACACAGCGTTAGCGTCATCAAGTTCGCTGGTATCCAAAACAAACGAGTTAGCAATAAACCCGACATCCAAATTGACCTTAAGGGTTTCCCCCCATACCGCCTGCCTAGCCATTACAACGCACCAACAGAACCAAACTGCAAGTTCCTGCCGGTAAAGCCTGAATACTCACGCAAGTATTGTTCAATCTCTCGACCTACCTCAACACCGCTCGCACCCAACCCAGCGTTCACCGTGATATTGACATTACTACCCATATTTCCAAGTTTGCTTAACGGAATCACCAACTCCGGCCCCGCCTCACCAACCAACGCTGCCATCGGATTTTTAACCAACCCACCCTCAGCCATCGCAACCAAAGTCCCAGCCTGCCAATCATTAAACAACTTAGGAAACTTCTTTTTAGAATCAGCAACAGGAGTATCAGATTTTAAAGTATTGCTATTTGGATGCAAAGATTTAACTGCATCCATAAAAGTTTTATAGCCAACTTGCTTCGGTGCATCAGAAGCACCAGAACCCAAAGCATCAGGCTGAGTAACAGTTGCAGCGATCTTCGGATACTTCTTAGCCAACTCAGCAGCCTTCTCATTAGCGTCATTCAAACGTTCCTGCGCAGCAGCCTCAGCCAAAATAGCGTCAGTCAAACGCTCCTCAGCTTCCTTCTGCCTATCCTTAGCATCACTCAAAGCATCAGAAAACTGAGCGTAGAAATCCGACCCAATAATCGCACCATCAATCAACTCATTCAAAGTTGACTGTGAAGTAGCAAGATCATTGGTCGCTTCAGTCTGAGCATCAATCGCATCCTTGGTTGCCAACTTTGCTTCAGCCAAATTGATTTCAGCCTCACGAATTGCCTGCGGAGTTGACTCAGGATCAAGACGGATTTTCGCCAATTCCTTCTCAGCATCAGAAACAGCAAACACCGATTCCTCAACCCGATAACCAGCCCGCTCCACATCACGTTGAGCCTTCTCCAAAACAACCTGAGCCTTCTTAGCCTCAATCGAATCAGCACCATAACCGGCAACAGCACGGTTCAGATTCTCCTGTGCTTTAACCAAATCAGTATTAGCAGTAGCCAGGTTCGTTCGAGCAGAACCAGTTTGCTTCTGAGACTTATCAAAATCACGTTGCGCCTGGGTACCCAAACGCAAAGCGTCACTATATTCCTCAAGTTTTTCGGTAGCAGTTTTCAAAGTTTTTGAAACCGATTTACCACCACCATCCAACGCCTCAGTCACATCCTCAGTAGAACCAAGCAGACCTTGTTGCGCTCGAATCGCAGACGGCACACCACGCACCGCATAGTTGTCTATACCTTTAGCGACTGCATCAAACTGTTTACCAACAGCACCAACATCAATAAAGTTGCTTGATGCTTTCAGGAAGTCTTTTGCAGCACCAACAAAGTCACGGGTTGTGAGTTTGAATGTGGCACTTGTGATGTAGTAGGCCTTAGCCAAAAGATTTGTAGCATTCGCAGCACCCAACGTGATTGCTTTGAAAACTGAGACAACTTTCGGGCCAGCGTTACCAGACTCAAAAACTAACTGTTGAAACGCAGCAACCAAACCCTTCTCACCCATCACCGTATTGATGCGTTGAATCGCTGGAGCAACATTCTTTATCAAGAAGTCAGAGAACTTTTGCAGATAAGGCAATACGGCTGCACCGATAGATTCAACAATCTCCCCGAACTGTCCTTGCAAAATTTTTATCTGTCCACCGAACGTATTCGCAGCAGCTTGGGCTGCACCGCCGAACTGGTCATTCAATAACCCAAGCACCTTGTCAAAGTCTTTAGACTTCTTCGTCGCATCATCAAGTGGAATACCCAGCCTTGATAGCGCGGTGAACTGACCCTGACTAGCACGAGCCAAACCAATCGTCACAGACGAAAGGTCTCGACCAGTAGCCACCGAAATATCCTGAGCAAGATTCAACAAGTCCTGCGACTTCGTGAGGTCACCTGTGGCACGAACCAACAAACCCAACGATGCTCGAAGATCGGTGTCCGATGTTCCGGTGCGAAGCTGTGTCACCGAAATATAACGCTCAGCCGATTGAGTCAACGCCTCATTAGCACCAAAGGTTTTCTCCAGCTGACGCTGTAACTCAACCTGCGACTTCTGATCCTCCATCGCAGCCTTCACAGCCGAAGTCAACCCAGCAGCAACAGCACCAAACGCTGCCACACCCGCAATAGCCAACTGCTTAAAACCTGGGATAGCAGAACCAACAGTTTTGTCTAACCCTTTAAGGCCACCAGATAAAACGTTGAACCCTGCTGTTGCCTTAGCGGTATCAGAAATAAACTTAACAACGAACGTCCGCTCACCAGCCATGCGACGATTCTACTCAATAACAGACAACCCATTCCGCAAAGCAACAAACTCATCAAGCATCGCAGAATACAAAGCCTTCCCCGACAGGCCATCCCAACGAGAAATATCTACAGGCGCACTCCACCAAGCCTCACTCAATATCTCTGCACCAGCACGACGCTGACGAGGTTGACGCACCTGCTTCGAACGAGGCGACACAGGATTGATAACAGGTTCAATATCCAACCTGAACGACGAATCCAACAACACACCATGACCCTCATGGAACTCAAACGGCTGATCCGGTGCATGTTGAGGAAGATAGAAAATACGTGCAGGGTCTTTAGTCTGAGGGTCACCAACCAAACCAATACGGTCATGCAACTCAGACCACACCACACGCCACAACGACGCAGGCACCTTCTCAGCCAACGGCAAAACAAGGTGATAGTGAGGATCATCCAAACGATGCGAATAAGTTGAATAGGCAAACCATTCCAAACCGTCAAGCCTTGCCTCATCAAACGCTTCACCGTCCATGTCCACCACAAGAGCTTCAACAAACCTCACATTACGGTTACCACGAGTCGTACCCTGATCATACTCAACCGGTGACCACAACGCCCCAGCCTGCTTCACAGCGTTCTCCTCATGGAACGACAACAGTTCCTTGAGCTGCACCCACGACGAAGCCAACGGCTTCGGATAAATCGACTTCACATTCTTGAACAGAACTGCCATGACCCCTCCTACCTAGAAGGGTACCCGAAACTCAGCCCAAGTCAAGCACCATCTTTTAAGGTGTTCAACACCTTCTGGATAGCGTCCAAATACTCCCTAGCGATATTCTCTTTCTCTTTACGCACAGTCTGCCAAAAGAAATACCCAGACCTGCCACGATGCCGGAGGAACTGCTTAGTTCGAGGCCTAGACCCACCACCAAACTCCGCACCAAAGAACACATCACCCCTGGTCACCTTGACCTTACGTTTACGGTTCGGGTTGGACTTTGAAACGAACGCAGATTTCTCACTCAACTTCACCGTAGGGATACGGTCACGCCTAGCCCGCATGCCCTTCATCACCTCAGTCGCCTGACGAGAACGAGCGACAGTCCCAGCTTCAACCTTCGCTTTTTCAACCAACTTCTCAGCCACATTCTGTGCAGCCTTACGCATCTCAGTATTGAACCTGTCGTCAGCCTTAGCAGCGTCACGCAAAAAGTTTGCAAGACCAACAATCTCTACAGGATTATTGCCACCACTAATCGTGACTTGACCTGCTCTACCAAAAACCGCCATACAGCAAGACTACTTGTTTAGTTGAATTGCCTTCCAACGCAAATAAGCAAACATCGTAAACAACATTCGAGGGTCTTCTGTCAGCAACACCGAAGGAGCAATACCTGTCTCAACAGACAGGTACGCAATCATCCAATGGGCTGACTTGTCTCCAAAGGGACGATCACAGCGTCAGCTTGGTTACCCAACTCCAATGCTTCAATGTCGTTAATCCACGAATCAAAATCTAAACCTGTGCGCTTCTGACGATGTTCAGAATGCCACGCCAAGAAACCTAAATCGGTGAGAGTTAGTTCAGCCTCAAACTTCGCAACACTTTTACTGAACTTCTGTTCAAAGGCGATGAAGTCAGGGAACGCAGCAACAATGGTGCGTTTCTTCTGATCCAATGACGACGTTACTTCTAACGCTATTTTCATTTTTCCTCCGCAGGGTTAAGGTTTAGTTAGAAAAGATTATGCGCCAGTACCAGTCTTAGTTACTGCACCGTCGATTGGGTAAGTAACTGAAGCGGTAGCAAGATCGCCAACAGCACCAGCAACAGGAGTCCAAGTCAACGGAAGCACATTGAATGCGTACTGTGGGTTAGTGCTTGAAGCGGTTGCAGTTCCGTTTGGCTTGACTGTCATAGGTACAGCAGTACCCGCAGCCCAAGCGTCATAGAACAACTTCTCAATCGTTGGGTAGTCCTGATGCAATTCAAGTGTGATTGCGTTGTCTGCAAGGCCTGCGATACGGGTAACCGCACCAGACGAACCGAACGATGTTGTAGCAACTTCAGCCTTTGTCAGGTTGAGTGTTACTGATGCAACATAGGACGTGATGTCGGTGTTAGCTGTGCCGAAGGTGACCGCTACGTTTGTGAGAACTTGCTTTGCCATATTGGATA